CTAACACTATTACAGAAAAGGACGATCCATTTCTATTAGGAATTATACAAACATTTTCAGAAATTTTATGATTTATTTCCAACATAGCATGTTCAAAAGATATCATATCTGAATTAACAATATCTAAAATTGTTTCTTCATCTTTACATATTAAATTAACAGACATTGCATCACCTTTAACCCATGATGTTTTACCATTACCCGTAGGGCCAGTGTTAGCACTATGGGGCCACTGAAGGCTTAGGCATATTAGCCCTAGCAATAGATATTTCATTTTTTTCTCTCCATTCAGCAATCGTTTCAGAAAGAGAATCAAGATAGTCATATTTTTCTTTTACAAATTCTTGTACAGTTCCGTCTTCAGTAACAACAAGAATTACCACTTGACTTACTTCAATACCTGTTCTCTCACCAAACATTTCTGCATATGCTGAGCCTTGAATATAGTAGTTTTCATTAAAATCATCTGTTCGTTCTTTAGTTGAGGTCTTGAAGTCAATAATTGACAACTTACCTTTGTAATCAGCGATACAGTCAGCTCTACCAGCAACTTTATATTTATCACTATATAGTCCACACTCCTGAGCATATATATTATTTATATTACAAAGTACCTTTTCTTTTAGCTGATTAAATAGACACATGGGAAGAAAATGTTTATTATGTTCCTTCCATTTCTCAGGAAAGTTGAGGTGCATATTGTTGAGGTAATCTTCACACATATGATGAACTTTAGTGCCTCTTGCAGCAGCAGTTCTTGCAATGTGGTTTGCAACATCCTCACCGACACGCTTACGCCACTCAAACAGTCCTTTCTTATTACGGACTGATAGAACAGTGGTGATGGATGGATACTTGTTACCCTCTGGTGTCTCATATAGACGCACACCATCAGTAGTTTTTGCATTAATTTCTGGTAGAGAAACAGGGGTATGTTTAAACATTTGAGATTCCATTATGCTAGTGCTCTAATTCTTTCTACTAATCTATCTGCTCTATTTGTTACTTGACGATACCAATTAGAATCAACCATTTCATCTGCGGCATCATTCCATTGATTTGAATCAATACCACGTTTCATTCCTTTGAACTTACTCAAACGAGGACGGCCCATGTTAAACATCATATTAGCAATCACTTGTTGAGCTTCTTCTGGCAGATCATCAAAGTCTTCGTAAAGGATGTGGCAGTCTCGCAAGACGTTTTCGCAATCCTGTTCGAAGGCCTCAATGACTCTGGACTCACTGATGGGAGTGCCGAGTTCAGAACCGTGTTCTGGGTCTGACTCAAGTACCAAGTGGCCAACGCCAAAGGTAGCATAACCAAGATGATCATTGTATATTTCATATTTAACGCCCTCATCTATTTCTAGTTGCTCTCTCAATTTTTCAATATTCATTTTATTCTCCTTTAGGGGATGGAGTAAGTTTGTGTTCAGTTACAGGCCGAAGACTCTTCTCCCAATCCACAATTAAATTACCAACGGCCATAATTCTTTCATGGTCACATTTATGTTCTGGAACTGAATGGTATAACCATGCGGGCCATAAGATAAGTTGACTAGTCTTTGGTTTTACCTGTGTAAATCCACTTCCAGATGCATCTGGAAAAACCAAAGGAGCGCAATCTTTACAACCTTTAACGCAATAGGTGAAACTCCACACATGAGGCCAGTGTTGATGTGGTTTAGTTGTTTGACCTTTATCATAAATTAATCCCCAAGTATCTGCAACATTATAATCATATTGTCTAGGATCACCAGACTCGTTTGTTGCATTTGCAAGAGGAACTGTTTTTGCAAGACTAATTACTAGCTCACCTAATTTCTTAAATGAATCGTAATTTTTATCCATGTCCCAACGTGTCATATGACACTTGGCAGCAGTCTTATGTTGTAGTCTGTCTCCAGCATCACGAATATCTTTTTCCAACATTTCATTAAATTTCTCAATATTGGTTCCCTGTAAATCTTTAACCTTAACAGGAGACTTCTGAGTAAATTCTGGCCAACCTTCTTGAGTAGGTTTTATGTAAATCTTACTCAACACCAATACCCATTTTGATTTTGTTAATAAGATAACTTCGCACAAATCCAGACCTGACAATATCGCCAATGTTGAACTCTGTACAATTAAACTCTTCCATTTCTTCTAGGATTCTCAAGAAATCATGTAAGCCATTTCTCTCATTGGTTCTCTGTAAATCTGACTGACCAAAATCACCACAAAATACAATTTTTGAGTCCTGTCCTACCCTAGTGATAATTGTATCTAATTCATGAAAGTTTAAGTTCTGACACTCATCAACAATAATGATACTATTATCAAATGTCAATCCTCGTAGGAATGACGTTGAAAGGAAATATAGAGAACCTTGTGCTTTAAGTCGATCATATAGGTTATTAAATGCTTGATCTGAAGGCATCTGAAACATGAAACGAACCATGTTCTGATATGGCACCTGATATAGTGCAGCTTTGTCTTCTTCATCTCCTGGCAGAAAACCAATCTCCCTTGTAGGAATTAATGAACGAACCAAAATTACCTTATCCGCTTTGTTAGTTAAATCCAACACCTCTTGTAGAGCAAGATATAAAGAAACAAATGTTTTGCCTGTACCAGCAGCACCAAATAAAAATTGGTTCTTTCCTTTTTTCCATGTATCAAATATAACTTTTTGATTATCAGTGATAGGTTTTACATCAACAAGGTTTGAGCTGTTGATTTCTTTTGTTTGTTTTTTAGATGCCATTTACTTTCTCGCCTTATGTTTCTTGTAGATGTTTTCTGCCTGAAGGCGTTTAGTACTCTTACCACTACCATACTTATCAGCCATAGGGGAGTCTGGATGCTTAGATGCAATGTTACTCATAACATCCTTAAATGCATTATCATTCTTTGGTCCTACACCATCAATATGATCACCAACCATTGCTGGTGCTTTCCCATGCCATACTCGTTCTAGCAAAGGGTTGTTCTTCAGATATTCATCGTATTCTGCCATGGGTACGTTTTCATCGTACTCTATGCCGCTTTCTTTATTCAAAAATGTATATGTTGGCATTAAAATTTAAACTCCAATTGTATATCACATTCTTTTTTATAATAATGTGATTCTGTTGACAATTCATTAAAGAATTGCAATTCTTTTATCCTAATATATGCTAAATTTAGTGATTTTTGTAACTCGAAAACTTCTATTTTCAAGATATCAACTTCATTCAAGGTTTCTTTAGATTGAAACATCTTTTCTTCACGCATTCTACGTCCCATGTAGTCCCAATGACTCTCTCGCTGCATTATATTTCTCCACAAAAAATACTGGGGTTTCTCGTTTAGTCCACTTTGCAAATCCTGATTTCTCTATTATATAGTAATTCTGATAAGCAAGAACCGTATCATCACCTTTGCAATAATCAGGCATACACTGAGGTGGGTCTTTATAATCCACTGTAGGAATAAACTTAGGACATTTCTCTAGAGGCTGAAGCAATCGTTCTGTGGCATGATGTTTACCATAACGATATGTATATTCATTCATGAGAGCAGTCATATGTACATACAACCACATATAATTATGCACACTTGAACGAACCCAAATAGTGCTTGGGTGGTTCTTGTGAGCCAACTTGTACAAACCTGTCTTGTTGGCATACTCATCACCATCAAGAACACGATGCGCTGTAGAGAGCATCTGTGCGCTCTCTAGGATCATCTTAACCACATGTTTATTACACATCATCTGTGCAGCAATCACAGGGTCACGGTCTAAGTAAAATATGTTCATTCTTTATTCCTAGTGTCATCCAATTGTAGTATCTTACTCTTTTTTTCATCAATTGTCAAGACCCTTTCATTCTCAATCATATTAATAATCAAAGTAGTAATGTCAACCTCTTTACTTAATATAGCAATCTTTTTTTCTAACCGTATAAGTGTTTCTTTAAAGTAATCTATCTCTTGTTGTTTCAGAAGTCTCTGTTCAATAAGATCAGATAGCGATATTACATTATTATCTGTCATCTCCGTCACCACTAATTTTATTACGTTCCATTCTAGACCTAAGTTTATCTACATTGGCTTGTGCAACCTCTTCTAGCGTCACACCAAGGTCATCAGCGAGTGCTGAGATGTACCAGAGTACATCACCTAACTCTAAACCAACACCATCAAGAGCTTTACCATCTCTAATGTTCTTCTTTACTTTTTCAGCAACCTCGCCAGCTTCTCCACATAATCCTAATGTTGGATATGTAATTTTACATTCATCTGGATAGATTGCTGTTGATCGTGCAAACTCTTGATATTCATCAAATGTCATTTTTGTGGTTTCTTCAACTGCCAATAGATGTGTGGGTTTGTTTCTTCATTGATAATCAAAGAAGGATTTTTACCATCTGTCTCTGTATAACCAACGTATTCCCAAGTATATCCCTTGCTTACCTGTTCTTTTACTTTTG